TTACATTAATTCTGTTAAATGCAGAGTTCTTATCAAGCATATCTTTTTGACCCCAGATTACTTTTCCTTGTCCGGAAAAAGATACGATTGGATTTAAACCATTTTTATATAGAATGTTTCTTTCACCAAGTGTTGGGTTCCAAGCTAGCTTTCTAACATTTTGTAGAATAGCTCTGTTGAGTCCCGCTGGTGCGAACCATGGATCACTTACATCATCTGTGTTTGCAAAAATTCCCGCGGCATATCCCGAAGAAGGTACCCAACGATATATTGCGTTCCATTTATCATATACATTTAACCAGTTAGCATAAAGTGCTGCATAACTTGAATTTTCATTTAAGTTATATATAGCACCCGTTCCAATTCTAAAATCTCTACAATCGGTTGCTTCATTCCCTCTGTTATTTATTACTAATGATTTTGGTACATCAAGTACTGCCATAGCATCTTTTCTACCTTCACTTATACAAATAAGTGATTGTTGGACAGTTGTTGATTTACCACCATCAATGAATATGTTAACATCTATTGTTTCTGGGTCTTGGTATAGTTCATATGCTTCTATAATATCAGCATCTGTAACTGTATCACCTTGGTCTCTTACTCCGCCTCCCATATTTACATAGTCTACTGTGTAAACTGCGCTCATATCTTTGTTGTCCATACCACTGGCTTGGGATACGGCTTGTCTGATATATTGGGATACCTGATTTATCCAATTTGGTCCATATATATTTGATCCACCATCATCTATTTCTCTTGGGTCCGTTGATACCAAATGACTTTCGACAACTTGATAAGGAACTGGACTCTTATTTAAATCTTCTTGTTGGGCTGCTCTAACTATGACTAAGTACTGTTTCAATCCGGTATCATCTACATTAAATGCCTTGTCAATATCAGCTACGTCGTCATATAGAGTTGCTGAAATACCCAATGTTGCAGCGGATGTTCCTCTTCTTACTCCATCGTAAATATCTCTACCAACATAAGCTAACTGTAAATAATCTCCCCAGTCACCTCTGTCTTTTGCTATAAATGAAAACTGAGAACCAAAATCTGGTCTCCCTGGATCAAACACAGTGCTTTCATCATTGAACTCATCCGAATCTTCTGAAGCAAAATCACTTAATTGATAAGCATTTCCAGAAGTATACGGTGTTAGTGTTCCAGCAGATGCTGCTGATCCATATACACCAGCAAATGTAGCACTTGGTGCTAATGCTCTTGTGCAGTATAGATTTATACCATATTTTAGGAATCCTATGCCTGAAAAAATATCTTCATAGGAAACATTTTCTGGTTCACCGAAAATTTCGATTAACTCATCGACACTATTAACTAGTTGTCTTTTAAGTTCTGGACCTTTCCACGAGTTTCGTAATACTAATACACCTATGGAGGTCGCCACAGCTGGAATTGTAGTAGATAAGTCAATCTCGTTGACATCTACCAATGGGCTTAAGTATAGTGCCATTTTTTTCCTCCTTATGCCTGGTGTTTTTAGCTCCAGGCAAGCCTTTAATTCACTTTACTATTTATATTTATACTTATTTATCTTTTTTATTTATACTATAAGAAAATAGTCATAACTAAAATTGGCTGTACATTCAAGTTGAGTGTCGCCCTCTCTTTGGCTTAGTGATACTTCAGCCAGAGACAGAGGCCAAATACTTATAAATCTTAATTCCATAATGCTTTGTCTATAATTGTCTGTTATTACTAAAGATGCATCAACTGAATATTTTTTATGAAGCTCGGCAATTTTTTCATAGTTATTATTGTAGTACATCATCCAATTAGTTATTGTTTGCCAGTTGAAAAATAATGAATCTACTACAAAGCTTACAGTCCATTGTTCAAACATTAATGGACCCTGAGCATGTTTTGTTTTATTTGTTTGATAAGATAACTCTTCTTCTGCAAACGAGATAGCTGGCACAACAGTTGAGAAGATATTGAGTATCAATGGATTCATGGCATTGATAGTTGGTTCTGTTGGAATCAACGGAAACAATAACTGGTAGTTACTTGGTGTTGCTTTACCTAAATTTACTAATCCACTTTCTGCGCAAACCAATGCCATTATGTTACCTCCGTACAATCTCTATCTTCTTCATCACCATTATCCGGTTCTTCTACACATCCTGGTGGGAAAAGTCCACCGGGATCATTACCATCACTACCATCCTGGGTACATTTTATTTCTGGTCCTAGTTCCTCCCATTTATAAATGAGGTCGCCATCTTCATCATAACATCCACAAAGAACATTACTCACGCCACCGGAAGCAGCAGATGTAGTAGTTGTCAATGATGTAGCTAACGCTTCTGGTGTGAAACTGTATTTTGTGTAAATACATTTTATTAAATCATCACCACTTGTGCTTGGTTTAAATAACCAAGCTTGAGCAACAAAATCAAGAGTGTAGTTAATTACTCTATAATCTTCATCTGACATATCATGACTTATTTCTGGTGTGCAACTTTGGAAAATAACCTTAACGTTAAACTCAATGTTTAACTCATCAATTCTTAATCTTATAAAAATTTCAGGAGTAAAGAACGGTAAAATTTGTTCTAGTATTTGATCTATGTCAGATAAATAAAGGGACCAAATGTTCATTGTAAAAGTAAAGTTATATGGCGCAGGTGCTAAGAATTTTTCATATGATCCACCATCAGGATCGGTACTTGTGCACATTTCAAAAAACTTATTAACTTGTCTACCCGTATCGAAATCAATTGTAGTCAACCATACAGTTATCATCGGTAGTACTTCATCATCTTTGCGCTCTTGTAACCAATACCAGAATTTTTCTTTAACTGAAAGCTTTATTGGAACATGTATAAGTTCTTTTATACATCCATCTGGTTCCAATCTCTTAATTTGTATATCATTGAAAGCATCCATAAACTGAATTATTAATTTTCTAATTACTTCGTAGTAGTAAAAACCTTTCATTCCTCACCTTTTACCTTTTGAATGGTTCCCTCTGGATGTTCTGGTGGTGCGTAGATTGCATAAAGCTTAAGGTCTCCATTTCCAGTATTAATTACATTGTGTTCTGATCCCTGTGGAATTATAAAAGCGGTTTTAGATTGAATCGGAAACACTCTACCATCTATAATTGCTTTACCCTTACCACCTTCAATTCTTATGAATTGATCACCACTGTCATGTGTCTCCATCCCAATATCATTTTCAACAGACATTAAAACCAATTGCATGTTAGATGTAGTATAGAGCACTTTACGGAAGTTTGTATTTTCAAGGGTTGATTTTTCTATATCCAGATCAAATCCATCTGGATCATCACTTTCATCTTCTTCTTTAAGCATATCACCAAGTATCATATAGAAATGTTCTTCAAACTCATCTACCTCTATTCCTAATTTATCCGCTAGAGCGTGAACTTCTTTATCCTTAGGTTTGGGATTCTTTTTTAAGAACTCTATGATTTTAGCATGGAGTTCTTTCATTTTTCCTTCCATAAATAGTTGTAATCTCATTTATCACCTTTATATTCTTGAGTAGATTTTGATACTCTTTGTTTATCTTTTATATAGAAATTTAACATATCTTTTACGCTTTTTCCTTCAATTTCCATGTTTCTTTTTCCAGGAGGTCTCTTTTTAAATACTTTGCTAAGTACAATTGATGGAAACTGTATAATTAATGGTCTTGCTGATGGCAAAAGATTATACCATTGATATATAATACCTTCAATTATCAATTTTTTACCGGATTTCATATTTGGTTCTATACATTCTTTGTATGCTTTTTTCCAGAAATCTAAAGGTTCAATGCTATCACCCTTTAATTTTCTAAATGTTTCATGTGTACAATCATCTGTATGAATTACGGGTATATTATATTTTTTTTCAAGACTGTGTGCAAATGTTGTCTTGCCGGTACCTGGTAATCCCATAATTAGTAATTTATTATATTTGCCGGAAATAAATTCATCAAGGTCATATGATGTATTTTTTGAAATGTTTTCTTTTAGATAGATATTAAACTTCATATTTAATATCCATATACTGAGGTATCAATTCCCTCATAAGCTTCTATTTTATCACTTTCTTCTTCTAACCACTCATTGTCACCAAAGGCTGTAAGTGGTTCTGTAAATGTATCAATATCTTTATTAGTTGGGTCTCTGAATCCTCTAAATGGTTCCTCAGCACCAACAGTAGTTTGTATTCCAACCGCTCCATCAGATTGGTCGCTGAACCTAAATGCTCTAAGTACAAATCCCCAAATGAATTTCTTTAATTGAAATATATGTTCTTCTTCAGCAACATCTGCGATTTCATATGCTCTATTGTTCCAAGGTGTTACAATAACATCACCAGGAACTGGGTGATAACCACCACTTACATCTCTTGTAAAAGTAAACTTTGGAAGTGAAGCATACGTAATTACTTCTTCTGAATGAATACCAAACCCTCTTGTTAAAGTTGGTTCTTCTGTTGGCTCATAAATAAGCTTTGTTCTCAATGGCTTTAGATAATTAGTATTAGTTGACTCACCATAAAGAGTATCTAATGGTACTCTTCTATCTCTAATATAATAATCACAAAAGATACCAGCAACATCAGTGAACTCAACTATATATCCTTCAAATAAGTCATGTTCGACATTATGGTGAATATCATATAACTGCCATCCAGGCCGTCTTTGTCTTGCTGCTTTTCCCATTTTATTTTATCTTTATATCGTATTCTATCACACCACCTTGTTTGATTACATGAGAGAATTTAGACTTAACCCATTTTTCCATTTCATTTTTTCCCATGTTTTCAGGTATTGATAGAACTATTCTTATTTCTGCTTTCTTATTTGAAGTTGATGTGACAGCTTCTTCTAAGTACTTTTCTAACAGTTCCATTTTATATTATTTCCTCTGTTATATTTCCTATTAATTCTTTATTTAATTCTTCACTCCAATCATTAACTGCTTTACAATGACCATCTTCGATTATGTCAGTAACTTTAAATTTCAAATCGGTGTTGTAAGGAGTCATAGAACTGAATATACCCTCAAAGTGATCTGCGATTACATCCTTCTGAATCGTATCATCTGCTTCCACTTTTAATCTGTAGTGTAATACTATTTCATAATCTTTAGTTGCCATTATTAACTCTTTACTGATACTTTTTTACCTGATTTAACTGACTGTACTTCATCATGTCCTGTTCTTTTTGTTTCAAGAATTGCATCTGCGGCTGTTCTTGCATAAACATTTCTCCAAACTCTAACGACTGTCCATTCTGATAAATCTTTATCAGGCATGTAAGATGATTTTTCTGTTATATACTTATCTACTTTATCCATTTATCCTCTCATTAGTTTGGTTTGGGTTTCCATTACAAGACCGAGTGCTTGTTCAAGAAGTTCAATTCTTTTTTCAAGTCTTGCTATTTTATTATTCTGTACTGGAGGTTGGGGTGATAAATCTCCACTAAATCTTACTGGTGTTTCTTCTCCGAGTACTTTTTCTTTCTTTGCTGCTATTTTATCTTGCATCATGTTATCCATATGACTATCAAATAAACTATAATCTACTTCAATATCTGGATCACCACTACCACCATAACCACCACTAGGATTATCTGGTGTTGGTTGTTCTATTTTGATTTGTTTAAACGCTGATCCATCTTCCAACATTTTTTCATACGCACTTTTTTCTGCCATAACATTCTCCTTTATTTTTCGTAGTACTTATTATATAAATCATCATAAACTCTTTGAACATCAATAGATATTTTCATTAGTTCTTTAGCACCATCATATTTACCTTTCATAAGTTTTTTTGAGATTCCCAATAATTTTTTGGACGTTGCGTCAAGCTCATCTAATATAGGGGTTACTTTTCCACCGCCTTCATTTAAGTACTTGTCTATTTTTTCTATCATAATTTCTCCTATTTTAATTCCTTTACCCCATTGATATTCCTAATCCATCCCATACTTCCTCAAGTTGAAGTGTCTCTTTAAGTTCCCGTTTTTCCTCTATTCCCTCGCTAATTAGAGCATCTCCATCTAAGGCTATACCTGTATTTCCAATAGATGCAAACTGCGCAAATTTAGTCCTTATTCTACCAAGGACGATTTTACACTCTGCAAGGGCATAATCAAAAATCCAATCGTTTGTATAGAAGTTTTCAAAGCTATCTTGTGGCGTCCATCCTCTATCTGTATTGTAGTACTGGCTGGCTTCTAACATATAAGCTCTTAGTAAAACATATCCTGGTGAATCTGCTGCTACAAGGTTACCAAATTGATCTGTAATAGAAACTGAATTTCCAGACGGTGGTACAGGATGTACTTCTAGTTGATTCTCAAATCTATGGTATTTCCAATTATAAACACTTGGTGTGTATTTTGCTAGAGTATCTAAAAAATCTCTGGCTATATGATATGAGATTAAGTTATAATCACTTCCACTACCCCAGAAGATAGGATCAAATACTCCTCTACTATATAAATAATTATCAATAGTGAATAATGTATTTATTCCCCATGCTGATCCTTTATCATTATATGATAATACTTCAGTTACGCCAACTGGTAAGTCATAAAAGTTTTGACCAGCGGAAAGCAACATGGTAAAGTAAGTTTCTTGTGTTGCTTGACCTGTTGCCCACTTAATAAATTTATCACGTGCATAGTCAATAGTATCATCAATCTGTCGTGGATCAAGTTCAACTTTTACCATTGGGTATCCAAGTCTACGTTTAATTTTTTCTGCTAGTTGTTTTTTTGTTATAGACATTCTAAATCCTCTTATCTTTATTTATCTATTTATCCAAAAACTTCTGTATCTGTTAGCCATCTCCAGTCGTCTACTTCTGCTTCAACGTCTGATAGTACTCCCCAGGCATCATCTTCTTCATCCTTTTCGATAAATCCATAACTCTCGTCAAGAATATCCATTTCTAATAGATAGCATGCCCAGTAAAGAGCTGACACTAAATCATCTGGTTTATCTTTACCAAAAAATTTATTTTTTTCTTCAATAAAAGAACCAAGTTGTTGGATGGTGTTTTTATCAACCAACTTTACACTGCCATCTTCTATAAGTTTTTTCATAAGTAAAACAGCTTTTGGTTTTGTAGTTCTTGAAGCTCTTATACCAAGGCTGGCAGTTTTAGAGCCAGAGTTTACTAGATTTTCATTTTCAATATCCCACCATAATCTTTGAATTACTGCCGCGCCTTCTCCATTGTTTTCACACATTATATATGCGCCGTTATAGTATATACATGTTTTGTCTATAATATCTGTAAATTCAAAAACATCTGTTAAGTTGTCTTCGAATACTGCAACTTGATCCATTTTTACAGGATTTAAGGATATCATTTTGAATACTTGTATTGTGGACCAGTTCTCTCCTGTTCCTTTTGCGGGATCAACACCTAATACATATGCTGCTCCTTCTTCTGGTTTCTCCCATATTCTAAGTCTATTTTGTAGATCAGTATGAGTTGGTTCTTTCCAAGAAGATAGAAGTATTTTAATTGTTTCAGAGTTAAGAACTGTATTTGTTGATCCAATGAACTTAACTGCAAATTCTTGATTGAACTTTTGCATTCCAAGATTTTTGATTTGTTCTTCGGCCCATTTTTCGTCTCTGCCTGGCACTCTATCATAACTTACTTTTGTAGTTACAAAAGTATTTAGTCCTGCGTTGGCCTGTGCCCATATTCTATGGAAGATATTGAACAAACCATTTGGAGTTGAAATGATTATGATTTTTGCTTCTTTGGAGGCAGAAATGGTAGGATAGTTAGCAGCCCAGAAGTCTTCGGCTGCCACGCTTGGAACGAATGCGAACTCGTCACAGCATAGTAGATTCATTGACTCACCACGAAAGGCATCGGGTGAAGTTGCGGATATAATTATTCTTGTTCCATTATCGAATGTAGTAAAAGTTTTTGAGTACTCTGTAACACCCGGCTTTAACCAGAACGGTAAGCACTCATACATTCTTTTAAGTCTTGACAAAATCATTTTAGCACTTGACTCTTTATTTGATACGATTCCTATATTTTTATCTGGATGGAAAATAGCATACCATAGAACATAAGCAGACACAATAGTTGTTTTACCGCTTTGACGACTGCATAAACCTACATTAAATCTATGCTTTTGGAATTTTTCCAAAAGCTCCATCTGATATTCATATGGTTCAAAATATATTTCACCTTTATCTGGATTAACTATTTTTACATATTTTAGAAAATAATTAACACTTTGCATGCATTTTTGAAGCTCAAGTATTTGATCTGGTGTGTACTCTAGTTCTTCTCTTGGTCTTTTCACATACTGTTCATCATAACGAATTGCCATTTCTGTCTCCCTGATTTATAAATTCAAGGCATAAAAAACCCTGTATATCTACTTAGTTATTTATGCGGATATACAGGGTTTTTTTATTCAGAAACGATCATTATTGACCAAACATCTGGACTCATGCTACTGCTTGATATAGAAGGACCAGATTTCTTTGGTCCACCAAGTGTAGCTTTTCTTTCTACTTTATATATAAGCCTTTTATTTGGTCCTTCTTTTGTTTCAAGGTAAACATTCTTACCCCAAATATTTGCTATATGTTGTAAGGTTTTTTTACAATAATCTTTTTTGAGATTAGCTCCGGACCATCTATGTAAAAGATATAGATGACCCATTTGTTTCCAGTTACCGTCTACAATCTCAATTCTTGGAACATGGCTATGAGTGAAGTTCATTATAATCATTTCGGCGATCTTTTTGGCTCTTTGTTTTGTAATGATTAAGTCTTTTGTTGCATGATTTACTCTTTCAACAAAGATGTAGAGTTCTAAATCATCTACTAAATCTGGAGTTAAATATCCTTTCATAAAGAACCAGTCTGTATGAGTTCTTACGATCTCAAACATTTTTTCTTTACCACGCATTTCTTTGGTATCCCAGATTTCTTTATCTTTTCTATTTTCACAGTTATCCCAATCTCTACCATATCTACCTTTATCATATCTCATTACAATATCTTCGAACATTTTAGAACCAACAAGATATGGATTTAAGGCTGTTCTATGGGCGGCTTTTACAAGTGAATTAGAAAAGTTATATTGAGCATGTTCTGATATGTTAAGTATTTGTTCTTTGAACAATTTACCCATTATTTTTTCATGCCAATATGTTGCAAATCCTTCGTTCATGTACTTAGTTCTCATTTGTGGCCAGAAGTATCTGCCTTCTCTTCTAAGTACTTCAAGAACATCTTTTTGCCAGTTGTCAAGTGTTGTTGAGTTATCAATAACATATCTCAACAAATCTTCTGTTGGCTCAACTGGTGTTTTGAGTTTCAAAGACCGCCAAAGTCTTTGATTGAATTTAGCAATGTCCATATTTTTATACTCTTCATCAATAGGAACAATATCATCAAATTCCGCGGTTCTTTTTGTATGTGCCTGTTGTTTTTTTTGTTCGTAAATTCTTTCTCTTTTGTCACTTTCAGTTTCATTGTCAAATGGACTTGAGTGAAATTGAATTGAATGACCAGCATCAATTATTTTTTCTACTTCATCCATGCCATACATTCGTTCATACTTGTTGAATCGTTTTGTGGCCTCACTCATAAAAGGAATTATGTCCTTGTTTGTGTCGATAAAGTACTTATTCATTGTGAAGAAAGCTACGTGACCAACAACATGTGACATAACTAATGCTTGAACAGCAAGAGTGTTGTCTTTCATCAAGTACGCTCTTGATGGGTCTGAGTTTATGACTACTTCATATGGAAGGCCATCATGGATTTTTTCATGAATTGTTCTAAGTCTTTCATAATCTCGTCCATATTTCCAGTTTGAAATATTACCAGGGATTCTATAAGCCATAATCTCTAGCATTTTCTGTGGTGGAATAATATCAAATTCAATATCACAGAACTCAAGTCCCTCTTCTTCTGCAATTTGATATATTCTATCTTCGATTTTTATAAGTTTTTTAAGATCACTCTTTATCATCGTCATCCCTTTCCATTTGTTCTCTTAGGATACCAGTCACGGCAAAACTCATCAGCTTATTCATTTCTTCTGTGAGTTCATCGGCTTCATTTTTCAAGTATTTGTCTATGGTGTATCCTAATAGAGTTTTGAACTCACCATCTTCAAAAGTACAATCATAAACATAGTCACCATTTTCTAATTGTTTCTCGTTTAACATTTGCATTATTTTTTCTCCTTTTCAAATAAAAAGTGTTTAAGGGTTGGCCATACATGACTCTTATTTCTAATGACTGCACAGAGGAATCTGTTTTTGTCACTTTTATAAAAATCTGTTTGCTTTTCGCGGTTATGGAAAAAATTCCACTTCTTTTTAATTTCTACCAAAAGAGTTCTCATTGCATTTCTATAACCAAAACCATCATCTTCATGGTCAAGATCAATTTCAACATAACCTAACATATTAATTTCCTTTTGAATCATCAAATCAATTTGCTGAACTGTTTTTTTGGTGTCAAAATCTTCACCATCACCAACATATATACAGTAAACATTCCATTCACTTAATGGATATTCTGTTTCAATCATATAGTTGGCTCTTTCAAAAGCAGTATAACACATTGTACCACCAGTTGAATAGGTATGAAAGAATGTATCTTCATCAACAACTTGTGCTTCTGTGGTGTGTTGAATAAATTTAATATCAACATGGTCATATCTTTTCTTTAAGAACTCTGTTAACCAGAAAAGAAGGCTTCTACATAAGTACTTCTTTTCTCTGCCCATTGATCCAGATACATCCATCATTGCTATAACCACAGCATTAGAATGATATTCTACATCCTCTTCGATCTGTTTGTATCTTAAGTCATCCTCATTTATAACGATGGCATCTTGATCTGAAACGACTTCATCTTTTTCAATGAGTTCGATGGCATAGTTTATATCACCATAAGCTTGATTCAGTGCTTTATATGATGTTGGTTCATCACATCCAGTTTCTTCCATGATTGCGGCGGCTAACATGATATTTCTTTTAACTGCTTCCATCATGGTTCTCTTTTTATGAACCCTTGGCATGATACCTTTTTTGGAAATCGTGTCAAACTTCCAACCTTTTGGAACAAGTTTTTTGGCTGTAGTCTTTTCTTCAATCCAAGGTAGTCCAAGGTCTTCGAACATTATTTTAAGTAGATAGTCAATATCTACTTCTGTTTCCATATAGTCTTCGCCTCTTTGGTCACCTGGTCTTTCTTCACCTGGCTGTCTATCATCATTTGGCCTTGAGTCAATAATATCACCGGCTTTTCCGTCACCTTGTCCAACACCGGCTGTTGGTCCTTTGTTATCACCGTGAACAAATCTATAATCTTTCAAACCTCTCACAGGGATTCGAACTTTTCGTTTCCCCTTTCTAGTAATGATTGACTCTTCACCTATAACATCACGGACATTTTTCCGGATGGCATCATCAATTTTTTCCTGATGTCGTTCGGCATCTTTTTTACCTTTCTCACTTAAATCCCAGTCGTCATGGTATATAACTGCCATGTTACTTTTCCTTTCCCTGTATGAATCCAGGTAATCTTTTTTCCTTTTTCTTTGGTTTTTCTTTTCTTAGGTTAATTTTTTCGGCATTGTTTATTATTGTGTGAATATCTTCCCAGGTTTCTCCACCTGTGGTGATAGTATATTCAACGGATTCGTTTTCTACTACAGTTAGTGTCACTTCAATTTTCATTATAATACCTTCCTATTTTTAAGCAATCCTTGGCCCACTCTTTGCATTCTTTGCTTGGTTTTTTAGGATCAACTATTAATTCCAAAGCTATCATAGCGGCAAAGCTATTTATTTTACTAACCTTATGGTCCTTTATTAGTTTTTTTATCAATTTAAATTTTCTTTCAGAATCCATCATTGCCTCCATTATTTAATTGGGGAAATCGGTGTATTATTGTTCCATCGTCATCCTCAACTGTATACTCAACAGTGCAAAAATTCAGCACCCACCATATACAGGTCATTATACTTCTTATTGCCACATAGGTTTCTACTAGAGCATTAAATAATGATATTGCTATAGTAGTTCCAGCATAAACAATTTTTCTTATTATTGTTCTTATCATTATAACTCCCAGTCAATATCTTTTTCAAAGTTAGCTAGTAACCACCCAAATGCTACAGGTAAAGCAAGAGCCACTGGTCCGATTTCTTTTATCATTATCCAAATAGGATCGGTAAAAAGTGCTAGTATCCAGAAGGCGGCATTGATGAAAAAGCCAAGATTCTCTTTATAGATTTTCATTTAACTTCCTTTCTTTATATAGTAAATCAATTAAACATAATATTAAGAACCAATATGTTGAGAAATACATTAAGTAAAAAACAAACCCAATATCATATTTACCTGTCACAAATATTTGAATGACAAACAAGGTGAATATAAAATTTATGATTTTCTTAAACATAACTCTATTATATCATAACTTAGTGAGAATGTAAATTACTTCAATTCAAAAAGAAAACCCCAGAGGTCTCTCTGGGGTTTTCACCTCCATAGCTCAACGGATCTAATAATTGCCAGTCTGCTATTTATTTTATCAGTAGAAACCTTTATTAGTCTTCTTTTCTGAGGACTTCTCCTATAAAGCTAAGAAGCATTGACCCGCAATGGTGACAATATCCTTTTTTCTCTAAGGTTTCTAGTGCCACTTCTCGTCTCTTTTTAGATTTTGGGTTTGTGGCAGATGAGTCAGCAATTGAAAGTGATACGACATTTTTCAAATCACCCATCAATTTTTTCTCAATACCTTCTCTCAACGGATCGTAGTCCTTAAAAGTAAAGTCTTTACCTCTACCTAAGAAGTCTGATTTATAAACGAAGATACCATTTCTAAATTCTTTTCTTGATTCCATTGGTACTCCGATTAATTCTTCAATAGACCTCATGACTTTTTCGTCTGGGTTACGATACTCACCAGTTACTGAGTCAACGATTTGTTCATTTTTACAGTAACCTTCGGCATTTATCATATATCTGTAAAAAAGTTCCTGGGCTTGTTCATCATATGCCCATAAGAAAGCCATGTTAACTTCTTTCTTTGCCCAATCTTTATACTCAGAAGCTACTGACTCTTTATTACCAGTCAGTATATTCATAAAGATTTCTTTGTCTTCTTCAGCGATACCAATGTGATGGTTGAAATTATCTCTAAGTGCTCTAATCATGTCAATCGGATTGATACACTTTTTTTCTTCTTTGGCACCAAGTGCTAGGTTAAGAGCATTGATAACAAATCTTGGAGAGATACCACTCATACCTTCACCTAGTTCTCTTCCTTCTTCTCTTAATTTCTTAATATCAATGTCGGTCTTTTTGAACTCAACTGGAATTTCACCGTTGTAGAGTTTCATCTTGGTGATTTTATTGGTAACTCTGGTTGACTTTCTCAATCTTGAAAGTACTGCAAACTCGGCGGCAACTCTCAATGTTCCAGGGGCGATATGGATATTTCTAAAGTCAGATTCATCAACCATTTTTTTATAAATCTTAACTTCATCATCTACTCTTAGATTCCATGGTACTTCCACTTTATACATCCTGTCATGGAGTGCTTCATTCTTTTTGTCTGATTTAAATGAGTCAAATTCTGTCTGATTTGTATGACTCATAATCAGTGTATCAATATACATCTGTGGAAAACCAGGTGCTTTGATAACTTGCTCTTGAGCGGCAGTGATAAGAATGTAGTGGAATTTAATATCGGCTTTTAAGATTTCGATATATTCAATCATACCACCATTGGCTACTTGAAGTTCACCATCAAACTTATAAGCCTTTGGATCGGTTTCACCATATCTAGCCATCTTAGTCATGTCGACTCGACCAATAAGTTCAGTAATGTCCTGCGATTTTGGATCACTAGGTTGGAATGTACCGATACAAACTCTTCGTTGTTCACTGATCCTAATTGTTTCCACTGGTACCTCATGCCATTGGATGACTCCCTCTTTGTTTGTGAATTTTTCATCCAACATTTGAGTACAAACCGGACAAAGGTGACCTTCGATTTTTGCACCAAGTCGATCTTCCCAGTATGGTCGATCATCTTCTGGAATCAAGTGAAGTGGCTCTTCGTGAATCGGACATCCTGTGATTGCATATTTTGGAGTACAATCTTTTTCTAATCCCCTTTTAATCAAGGCAGCGATAGTTGATTTACCAGAGGAAACAGGACCAACCATGATAAAGATTCGTTTACCAGTTTCTGTTCTTCTTGCAGCGGCTTTCATAAACTTCATCATATCATGAATTGGCTCAAGAGTACCAAAGATTTTTTCCTTAAAGAATTTATATTTAACTAGGTCTTCATAACCTCTAGTTTTTAACTCATCCGGTACTGGCTCTGTACCTACCTTCATAATCATGTTGTAGATTCGACCAGGTGCAAAATTACAAATTTCTGGTCTTTTTTCTACTTCAGCCAAATAATCAATGGTAGTTCCTTTCCACTTTGTAATACCAGTTCCTTTTTGCTGGTCCAAAATGACTTCCATAAAATCA